ACAAGCCCGAAGCCAATGAGGCATCAGAGGAGCCGAAGGCGAGCAATCCGGAGAAAGAGGATCTTCTGGCATATATCAAAAACATGGAGGTATAAGACTATGACCCTTAGAGAAGAGCTCCAGTCCAAAAAGGACGCCCTCTTTGCGCTGAAAGAGCGCATCGAGGCAGACGACGCCGAAGCCATCACCGAGGGTGAGCAGCTTAAGGCAGATATCGAAGCAAAAACAGCCGAAATCCAGCAGGCCGATAAGAAAGCGGCTCTGCTCAGAGTGATCGGTACAGCAGATAAGGAGGACACAACCATGTCTGAAGCAAAGGCCCGCAACCTGGGTGAGAATTTTGTCAATTTTGTCAAGGATTCCGATCACGGCAAGAAGTTTGATCTGTCCGCTCCCGCTTTTGTCAAGGCGGCAACCGACGTGCAGACTTCCCCCGCCGCGGCGGTGGACTTCGCAACCACATTTGATCGCAATGTCGTAACCGCTCCCCGCACACCTCTCGTGATCCGTGACCTGTTCGGTGCTGAGACCATTTCAGGCTCCACGCTGGTTTATCTGGTCGAAGGCGCAATCCAGGGCGCTCCAGCAGTGACTGCGGAAGGTGCAGAGAAGCCGCAGATCCATTTTGCGGATCCTACTCCTAAGACTGTCAGCCTGGCAAAGATCGCCTGCCACATCAAGGAATCCGATGAGTATATCGACGACTATCCTTTCCTGGCCTCCGCGATCAATGGCCGCCTGCTTTACGAGCTGGGGCTTGTTGAGCAGAACAAGCTCGTGACCGACCTGCTCGGCACATCCGGCATCCAGACCGGAAGCTATGCCGCAAACGCAACAGCCGCTGACATCGCCGACGCAATCCTGCAGGCCGCTATGGACGTCCAGAACGGCTCCGGCTTCGACGCAGATGCAATCGTGATCAATCCCGCCGACTGGTACACTCTCCGCGTCGCAAAGGACGGCGAGCTGAGATACTACGGCGGCGGCTTCTTCGGCGCGCAGAACGTTCCGAACCTCTGGGGCATTCCCGTGTGCGTCTCCACCGCTGTTGCGGCCGGCACGATCATCGTCGGTGCGTTCAAGACCTGCGGTTCTGTTGTCCAGAAGGGTGGCATCTCCGTCGAGGCGGCCAACACCAACGAGGACGATTTCGTGAAGAATCTGATGACAATCAGGGCGGAAGAGCGTCTCGCCCTGGCTGTCCGCAGGCCCGCAGGCTTCAAGAAGCTGACCAAGGCGGCGGGCTGATTTTGCAATCGTGATCTGTGAGGGGAGAGCTTAACGGCTCTCCCTGTTTTTGAAGGGCGGTGAAGCCGACATGATGAAGGAATACATTGTCAACGGCAGACAGTATCAGTTCGAAGAAGGTGAACAGCCGGATGGAGCCGTTGAGGTAAAGAAGGTGGAGCCGCAGGACAAGGCGGTAAAGCCGCAGAACAGGAAGCGGAAGGTACAGACAAAATGAGCGTGCTGACAAATTGGGGGTATTCCATCACGGAAGCGGACACCATACCAAACATGATGGATTATGACGAATATGCCACCTTTACGGGACGGGAAGACAATCCTTACCGCGTAGAAGCGGAATTATCCGCGGCGTGCGCCTCTATCCGGAATTATGTCGGCTGGCATCTGTATCCTTCCGAGTCGTGCAGGCTGGAAATGCTTGCGAGTGACCGCAGGGTGATTTACAGCGGGCCGGACATGCTTGTACAGCTCCCGGCCCGTTATGTGCAGGAAGTGACAACTGTGACGGTTGACGGAACGGCATGCGGGCATTACTACGCAGATACAAACGGAGTGCTTCACGTCTTCGACACAAAGCCGTACAAGCGTTATGCCGTGATTGCTATCGACTATATCGCAGGCCTGACCGACGAGTTAATGGCTCCAATTAAGGAACTGATCGCGCACCGCGTCACGCATGCCATGGCTGTTCCTGCCGGAGTTACGTCAGAGTCTTCCGGCGGCGTGTCCGTCACGTATAACGCGAACTGGATCAACAACAGCCGCGCGACCGCACTCGCAGGCGACAACAAGGAGCTGCTTATTCCGTACAAGGTGCAGGGGGTGTTTTGATGGCATTGTTATCGTTTTGGACACAATCTATAACGCGCCTCCGCCCTGGAACGAAAATCGAGAGAGGTTCGACCGTTTACGACTGGAGCAATCCGGATGCGCTCGTTATTGATGGATGTTCCGTACAGCCCGCCTCCACGTCTCTCACGCAGGACGGACGCGTGCAGGGTATCTCTGACGGCCTGACTGTGTACGCTCCGGCTGATGCGGACGTGAAGGCTGGCGACCGGATAGAATACGGCGGAAACGTCTACACAATTAACGGCGACCCGCTTATCTGGCCTGCTCCGGCGCGCCTGCAGCATGTACAGTTAAACCTTGTGAGGTGGCGCGGATGAGTGGAAAACTTACGATCAAATTCAATCCGCAGGGCTTTTCCGAATGTCTGCAGGGAACAGCCGATTCTGTTCAGGCAGTCGCGGAAGAAATCGCGGCGAGGGCGTCGGCGTACTGTGAAAAAGGCAGTGGTTTCCATGTGGAGATGACGAACGAAGCAAGATATCAGGACAGCGCCTATGGTGTTACCCGCCCTGTTGCCGTTGTCGTCCCGGATGACGATGAGAGCGCCGCAGAGGAAGCGGAAGATAAGATTCTGGGTAAAGCATTATGATCATCAATAAATCGATAGATATCGAAGAAGAGATTAGAAGCGCTCTTTCAGAATATCAAACTGCATATTGCCGACCGCTCCCCGCTGAGTACACGCTCCCGCATATCCTCATCACGCAGGTCGGAGGCCAGACCGTGCAAACAATCGACACGTTCTATGTGGTGCTCGATTCCCGCGCAGAAACAGAGGCGGCGGCGCTCGATTACCTGAACACGGCAATTGGCATTTTGAAGCAGGTGGCAAAAGAGCAGACAACTGCGATTCGCCACGTAACAGTTAATTCGTCCGGTTCATGGGGGAATGATCCCGTCAGGCCGGATTTGGCAATGTGCTCGGCTCGGCTTGATGTCGTGGCACATCAAACGATTAAGGAGATTTAATAATGAGTGATGTAAAACTTGGTATTGGCCGCGCTACTGGCATGTTTTATCACGCACCTGCAGGGACGGCACTTCCGACAGATCCGACCGCGACACTCGCAACCGCATGGAAGCATGTTGGTGATGTTTCCGATGCTGGCATCACGCTTGCACTGGAAAAGTCAACAGAGAACATCAAGAACTGGGCCAACGTCGTTAAGCGCGTTGTGCTGACTGATCATTCCGAGACAGTCCAGGCTCCGATCATGGATACCACAGAGGAGGCGCTCAAGGTTGTTGTCGGTGAAGACAATGTTGTTACAGCCAACGATGTTACAACGGTATCCCTGTCTGACGGCGCCCTTCCTCCCGCGGAGGCTTTTCTGTGGGTCATGAAGGACGGCGACGACATCATCATGATCGGATGCACACACGGGCAGGTGACGGCGGTCGATAATGTCACCTTCGCGCCTGGATCCGCAATCAATTGGAACGTCACTGTCACGGCAACGGGCGATGACGGCTTCAGGCTCATCATGGGCAGTGAATGACATAATTCGGAGGATATATGAAAGAGCTTACTCTCAGAGAAAAAGAGGATGATTTTCTGAAGCTGAACATCGGCGAAGAAAGTTACCTGATCCCGCTCGCATCATCTATGACGCTTGACGAAATCAGGGCCATGGATGACAAGGAAAAGGCTTTTGAGTTTATTCAGAAGCACACGGGCGGAAAGATTAAAATTGGACAGTACATGGACGTCATCACCGCATGGCAGGAGGCGTCTAATGAAGCACTGAAACAGACAGGGCACACCGTGGGGGAATCCTAAGCCTTGCGAGGTTCATCGATGAGCATCGTGAGGCTGTAGAATACGACCTGCTTACGAACACCGGATTTCAGCTCTGCGAGATAGGGGGCGGCCTCAAATGGCCAGCCCTCTTTTCTTTTATCCGAAATATCCCGAACGGCTCCGCACTCATGGGAGACATCGAGCCGGAGTTAAAGGGATGGGGAACGACCGCAAAGACAAACGTTATCCTTGCGGATATTTACGACATGCTCGCCATGATAAACGCGAACATGGTTGCTATTGCGTCCAGAAAGAGGACGGCGCACCCGAAGCTCTACCCGCGCCCATGGATAAAAGACGAAGGCAGGCAGGAACAGCATTTCGGACGAGATCCTCTGCCGCCGGATGAATTGCGGGAATGGTTCGAACAAAAGAGGAAAGAGAAACATGCCAGTAGTAGCAAGCGCGACTCTTGAAGTCACTCCGGTAATGGCCGGAGCACAGCAATCTATAACTGAACAGCTCACAGGCGCGGCGCTTCCGGCAGCCGAAAAGACAGGCCAGGAATCCGGCTCGAAGTTTTCTTCGTCATTGGTAAAGGGTATCGGTGCAGGCTCTGTTGCTGTTGCCGGAGCGGTTGCAGGTGTCAGCGGAGCGCTGATTAAGACCGCCGGAGATACTGCGGCATACGGCGACCAGATTGACAAGGCCAGTCAGAAGCTGGGCGTCAGCTCGACATTCTATCAGGAATGGCAGGCCGTCTTGCAACACAGCGGCACGGACATGGATAAGATGTCGGCGACATTTAAAAAACTTGCCACGGCATCGCAGGACGCATCCGCTGATCAGCAGGCGGCTTTTGAAAAGCTCGGCCTGTCAATGGATGATGTGAGCAAGATGAGCCCGGAGGAGCTGTTCACGCGCGTTATCTCCGGCCTGCAGGGCATGGAGGAAGGGACAGAGCGAACATCTCTTGCTACCACCTTGCTCGGCAAGGGCGCAATGGAGATGGGCGCTCTGCTCAACACGTCCTCCGAAGACACACAGGCCATGATTGACAAGGTGCATGATCTCGGCGGCGTCATGGGCGAGGATGCAGTTAAGGCGTCGGCACGGTATCAGGACAGTTTGCAGGACATGCAGACCGCATTTGACGGAATCAAAAACGGCGTCGGTGCAAAACTGCTTCCAGTCCTTGCGGATTTCATGGATAAGGTGGCTGATTTCATCACCAACACTGACCTGACTCCACTGACGGATATGGTCGGGAAAGCGGTCGAGGGTCTCGGAAACTTTATCTCCAACTTGGACATCGAGGCGATCGGCAACACCTTTCAGACAGTTGTTACAACTATCGGCGAGGTGCTGGGTACGGCCTGGGACGCTATGAGCATTGTCTTTGAGGCATTGCAGGGCGCTTTCCAGACGATCACTGATTCACTCAACACCACAGGGACGGACTGGTCGGATGTATGGAACGGCATCTCTGAAGTCATAACGACGGTTGCAACTGTCATCGGCGAAATCATCGGGATAATCGCAAGTGTGATTGCGGGCCTGATCACGGAAGCGCAGACGGAAGGCACGCTCTTTAATGCTGTCTGGGAGAGCATACAGATTGCCATTCAGGCGGCTGGCGACATCATAAAGGGAGTTATCGACTTCGTATCGGCGCTTTTGTCCGGCGACTGGAAGGGCGCATGGGACGCCGCAAAGGGTGTTGTCGAGACAATGACCAATGCAATAGACAACGTTGTTACGACAATTTTTAATGGCATCGCCGACTTCCTGCTTTCCGTCTGGGATACGATTAAAAATACGGTTTCCAATGCGGTCACAGCTGTAAAAGACAAAATTTCCAACGTCTTTTCCGCGGCAAGAGATACTGTACATAACATCTTTGAGGACATCAAAAACGGCGTCAGGCAGAAATTCGTCAACATGGTTCAGGAAGTGCTCCTCAGAGTTGGCGCCATCAAAGAGGGTATACGCGATCGATTCGAGCAAGCAAAAGATACCGCCCTGAGCATCTTTGACGATATCAAAAACGGCATCAAAGATAAAATCGAGTGGGCAAAAGACAAGGTAAGCGGTATCGTCGACACGATCAAGAATCTGTTTGATTTTGACTGGTCACTTCCGGACCTGAAACTTCCGCACATATCAGTCACTGAATACCTTGACGTTCCCGGCCTTGGAACTATCCCGGCTCCATGGGGAATCCATATTGATTGGTATGCGAAAGCGTATGACAGCCCGTATCTTTTTACGAGCCCGGCCGTCATGAACGGCAGGGGATTTGGAGACAGAGGAAACCGTTACGGCGGCGAGCTGGTCTACAGCCATGATAAATTGATGGACGATATTCGCAGGGCATCAGGCGGCGGAACGTTTGCGCCGACCATCAATGTTTATACGCAGGAGAACCAGAGCAACGAGGAAATCGCTCAGTACGTCATGGACAAGTTGACGAGAGAGTATCAGAGGGCGGCGAGATATGTATAACGATGTGTTAGTTGTTGGCGACGTATCGTCTGCTGACTATGGGATATATGTGCTCGATGTGAACGACGCGGACATGCCGAGACGGGATTATACGACCGTTTCGGTCCCAGGGCGGAGTCGTGACCTGCACTATGATAACGGCAGATTTGAAAACATTGACAGAGTGTATAAATGCTTTTCCGTCAGCATGCCGACTTTCGGGAATGCGAGCGATGCAATATCTGCTTTTGTTGGTCGCATCATGCGGCTGAAGGGATATCAGCGGATAGAGTGTGGTTTGCATTCCGATTTCTATGTAAAAGGCGAGTGCCGAGGGGAAATGCAGCCTGTTTTTTCGGATGGCAGAGGAACGGCACAATTCGACCTGACCTTTGACTGCGACGCCAGAAAATACCTTAATTCCGGCGAACAGGAAATCACGCTGACTACTGGAAATCAGACTATAACAAATCCCGGCACGCAGGACGCCTATCCGCTGTTTGTGCTGACGGGAAACGGAACGGTGAATTTCGGCAATGATTTTAGCTTTACTGTAGCTGACAACCCCGGCACGTTGGTTCTGGACTGTGAGATTGGTGATGCATACTCACAGTTGGCACATACCAATTACAACCAATATGTTAGCTTCAACAACTACCGGATTCCACGTCTTGTGCCTGGAAATAACACGATACAAGTAACCGGATTTACATCCTGCGTGATGATTCCGAGGTGGTGTAAGTTATGATTCCCATTCTTTTTTCAGGGGACGCGGCGACCTTTGACAGCAACGGAAAAGGTCTGCTCTCCGATTGTATTTCGTGCGAGCCTGAACAAACACGAAATGGAATATTTGAATTGAATATGGTTTATCCCATTGACGGCATCCACTATCAGGATATCGAATGGGGCGATATCATTCTGGCAAAAGCAGAGGACGGAAAAGATCCGCAGGCGTTTTTCGTGCAGGATATCCGCCCCACAATGGACGGGAAAGCAGAGATATTCTGCGAGCACATTTCCTACATTCTCAATTGGGTAGCATCCGCGCCTTTTACTGCGGAAACCGTCAATGAGGCACTGCTGAACATGATGCCGTCACTTTACAGCGGCGGCGAGGATACAAACAGGCGGTATGAACGGTTTGATTACTGGACGGACAAATCGACCACTGCGCACTTCGAGCACGACACGCTCATGCCTGCACGGTCTGTGCTTGCCGGAACCAGAGGGAGTATTCTCGATGTTTACGGCGGAGAGTACGAATTTGACAACTTCCACGTGAAGCTGTGGCAGAGCAGAGGAAGCGACAATGGTGTAGTGATCCGATACGGAAAGAACCTGACCGATATGAAAGCGGACTGGTCGGCGGCTGACTCCTACAATCGTGTCATGGCCTTCTGGAAAGGAAAAGATACGGACGGAAATGATGTTGTGGTGAATGGGACATCAAGATGGGGATGGAGCACACCGAACTACTATTACAGCCGTACAAGAGTTGTGGATGCGTCTCAGGACTTTTCCGAAAAGCCGACACTGGCAGAGGTCAACGAATATGCGCACAGTTACAGTACGGCACACGGGAATGACCGTTTCACAAAGGACAACATTACCATCAATTTTGTAGCCCTGCAAGACACGGAAGAGTACAAGAACGTCGCAAATTTGGAGCACGTAAACCTGTGCGACACGGTTTCTGTCCTCAACGAGGAAATGGGAATTGAGTATCAGGCGAAAGTCATCCGAACAAAGTACGATACACTTCGGGAAAGATACATTGAAATTGAAATCGGATCTGATGTCCGCAGCACTTTCGGCCAGACGCTGAAAAAGGACATCGCAAGCAACAGCGAGGCCGCAATTGCCACAGTGGAGACCAACGTCTCTCAGCTTCGCGCGGCATTGGAAGAGGCGACCGGAAAAATCACCGGAGCCACAGACGGATATATCAAGCAGATTTTCAACAGCACAGGCGACTGGTCGGAACTGGTCGCCATGAACACTAACGACCCGACAACAGCCACAAAAGTCTGGCGCATGAACTATGAGGGCATCGGCGGCGGCACATCCTACGATGGGCCTTTTACCATCACTATGACGCTTGATGGAAAAATCAATGCGAGCCAAATTACGACCGGGGTGCTCAATGCTGACCTGATTACAGCGGGAACCATGTCCGCAAACAGGATTCTGGGCGGCACGATGAAACTCGGCGGTGCGAACAACACGAATGGCCTGCTTGAGATTTACGCCGCAGACGGGACGACGAAAATCGGAACCTGGGGCAAAGATGGATTGTTTGCCAACACGGGCGGAAAGATTACGTCAAAAGATGGAAGTGTCTATTTTGATCTGGACAACAACGAAATCGCATGCAGTCTGCTGAAATCCGCAACGACAAACTACAGGGTCGATATTGGAAAATATTCCGCATTCGGTGGAAGTGATGCATCAGCAATCCGACTCATCAATGGAAGTTACACGGAATACGGCTTTAACTTCCGGCCTACCACATCGGCGAGCGGCACAAGCTACTTAGACCTCAACAGCAACTTTACGCTCCGCGCCGTAGATATCCACTCGTTCGCCGGATACACTCCGGCATACGCGGGCGAATTGAGCATGTCGTCAAGCAGGGTGTCTCTGTATCTGCGAAAGAGAGTGTCAAGTTCTGTGACTGGTTATGGCTTCTCCATTGCCTATAGCAACGGCGCAATGGATTTGAACACGTTCGGAAACATCTACATGCAGTGCGTCAAGGCGTATTACAACGACACAGAGATTGCCAAAGTGTCCTCTTCCTCCCGCCGCTACAAACACTCCATTGCGCCGCTTTCCGAGGCCCTTGATCCGCACAAACTGCTCGATCTGCCCGTAGTCCAATTTGAGTGGAATGACGACCATCCGCTCCAATACGACGATATGCGCGGCCAGACCATCCCCGGCATTATTGCGGAGGACGTGGAAGAAATCTATCCTGCCGCGACCATCCATGATCCGGAAGGACGGGTTGAATCATGGGACGAGCGGCGGCTGATTCCCGGCATGCTTGCGCTGATTCAGGAACAGGACAAAAAGATAAAGGAACTTGAGGCACGACTCGCAAAGATAGAGGAGATGCTGACATGATAACAATTAACTCACAGCTTGACATGACGCCCGGCGCAATTCCGGTTGTCATACATCGGAGCCAGTACGACTCGGATTTTTCTATCGTGTTTACGCTGTTTGCCCGAACTGGCAATTTTACGATTGCCTCTGGAACAACAGCAAAGGTGCGCGGCACAAAGAAAAGCGGAACCGGATACAGCGCAGATGCAACAATTGATATTTCCGCAAAAACTGTTACTGTTGCCGGAAATCAGCAGATGACAGTGGCATCCGGACAGAACATCTTTGAGATTGTCCTCTTGAACGGTACAAGTGAATTGTGTTCTGCGAATTTCATTCTTGACGTAGAACGTGCCGCCCTTGACATGGACACGATCACAGACGATACCGTGGCGAGGGAATTGGACAATCTCGAACAGTTTGTGACAGATGCGGAGAGCGCAGCTACACGAGCAGAAACGGCGGCGGCAACTTTTGATGTGGATGCCACGCTGACGATATCTGGCAAAGCGGCAGATGCAAAAGCTGTCGGCAATGGGATTCTTGCCACAATGAGCACACTTGCGTCCGAAAACGTTCAGTTGAATACGTGGGTGCAAGGGACAATTAACTCAGCAAACGGAAAAACAACGGACTCTGAAATTAGAGTCAGAAATACAGGATATATGTCCTTTGGCGACAGCATGGTCGCTGTTGTACATCCGGGGAATTTGTACTTCCAGATATTCGAGTATTCCAGCGATGCGACGCCCGCCGCAGATTATTATGTCGGTTCTGTCACTGATGCGCAGTACATTGGTGGAAATTTTGCCTTCAATGTAACAACAGGACACTTTTACAGAGTTGTCGCATCACACGCAGACGGGTCTTCCATCACGCCGGACGATTCGGGCCTTGCGTCCTTTACTGTATCCAAGGTCACGTCTGTCAGCGATTCGATTGCTCAGAGTCTTGTTCCAGTTAATGCGGCGATTTCGGATGTGCAAGATGAGATTGATAATGCCGACGAGAAGAAAAAAGCGGTGGATAACATGTTTACTTCTCATGTCGGAAACTGCGGGATCCTTTGCGCAAAGGAGCATCACTATGTAGATGGAACGTCACCAATTTGTGAGTTTTACTTACTTGGTGATCCTGCAACAAACACGGTGTACTACTCCAAAGATTTGACTGATAAAACCAAACTTTTCACCTTCCACGACAGGCTCGGTTATTGGAGTTTCGGAGTAGACGCCAACAACAATATCATCTGCTGTAAACAGTCGGAATATCTTGCGGATTCGCTTGCGCATGATGATTCGCTGAGAATCAATCCGATTGTATATCTAGCATCAGAACGTTACAGCACGGCGCATACTGTGGATTTCGGAACAGGCATGAAGCCATGCGGCTGGTTTTCGTCTGTCGGATTTATATGCCTCAATAATGGGGATTGCCTGATTGCTGAGTATACGCGTCCGGTGGTAGAAACCGCAAATATCTGGAAAATCTCCGGCGATCCGTCTAATGCCTCAAACTGGAGCATCAAAAAGACATTTGCATTAAGCGGCGGTGGAGAAGGGTTTAAACACATTCACTGCGTACAGCAGGATTTCTATACTGGCATCTGCTATTTCGGAACCGGCGACGATGATACATCGTCCCACATTTATTACAGCACTGACAACGGCGACACATGGTCTGTTGGGAAAGAGAACAGCGAGAAGTATTGCAGACTGATTAACTTCGTTTTCACGGAAGATTGGGTCTACTGGTCTACAGATTCCAACAAAGAACACTATCACTTTGTTTTTAAAGCCCCGCGTCTTTCGAGCGGACTGATTGACTTTGCATCAATCACGGATCTGTTAGAAATCCCATATGTCTCCGGGCTTGCCACGTATGGATGTGTGTACTTTCCGGAATACGGAGCCATTCTCCTTCTGGAACGAGCAGATACAATCAATGTTACAGAAGCACCAGTCAGGGTCTACGACATCAGCACGAACAGCCTGCAAACCGTGTACACATTGAAATCTGTCAGCTCTGGCGGCGCACATCTCGGATTCAGGACGCGTTTCGCAGACTGGTATCCAAAAACCGGTGAAACAAACATCGGATGGCACTTGAGGGGTTCATCCCTCGGTTCTACCGGGTTTAATCCAAACAAGATGTTTGGCAATGTTGGCGTTGGTGATGCATCTAATGATATCAATAATGCACGTCTCAGACTGCTGAAAAATGGAGACAATTATAGCCTTGTAATAGGTACAAGATATATCTAAGGAGGTTTAAATGGTCTACCACATAATTAACGCTCCCATCCGGTCGCCCATGACCATCGTAGCGGCAAGACACAAGTATGACTATGGACAGGCCCTCTCCATCACAGGCATTACTCTGCCGGATGTGTTTGAGGCACACTTTGCCAGCGTAGACGGCACGCAGACTGTCACTATGCTTGGACATGATGGCGTGGTTGAAATCCCTGATGAACTGTTTTTGACCGCGAAAGCAATCGTCTGCTACATCTACCTGCATGACGAGACCACAGACGGCAGGACGGTCTATACGATCAAAATCCCTGTCAAGGAGCGCCCGAAACCCTCTGACGTGGAGCCGACTCCCGTACAGCAGGATATCATCACGCAGGCGATTGCGGTCCTCAATGATGCGGTCACACAGACAGGGCAGGACGTGATTTCTGCTGATGCATCCGCACAGGCGGCACAGGACGCACAGACAGCGGCTGAGAGCGCACGGGATGCGGCACAGGCATCCGAGACAGCGGCGAGTCAGTCGGAGACCAATGCGGCGGCATCGGCATCCCC